GCTGATGCTCGTTAAAAGCCGGAATTCGGTCTGCAAGCTCTGCCCGGAAAACATGGTGAAGGCGATCGAGCGTTCGAGTCGTTTGATGAGCGTCGATTTGCCGGCGCCTTTGTCGGCCTGTACCGTGATGTGCGGCCAAAACCCAAGCATTGCTTTCAGGTGGCCGCCGAGCGCCCACACCAGTGGAATGGCCGCCGCGTTTTCCTTGAACGTGTGTTGGTACGCCGTGATGACGCGGCGAGCGTCGGTCCTCGCGCCGCTCGGAAAGGTCAGGTTGTGATACGGGCACTGCTTTTCGGCGTCAGTGAAGTAACAATCGGGGCCTTCATTCACCGTGAGCGTGTCATCACGCCAGGCAAGGCCGACGAAGTTCGCCGCGTTGCGCGCGCCGAGGTCGGCCGTGCGTTCCAGAATCGAAACCATGCGCGAAAATTCGGCGGGCTTCCAGATTGGGCCGAATTTCAGCCAATGCGTGTTGTTGTGGAGCTGGTCATCAAGCATCACCTTGCGCGTGAGCTTTGCGCCGTGTCGGGGGGTCTGCACGGTCGCCGCAAAATAGACGTTCGGCGCCTGGTCGACATCGCCGGTCATCGTCGACGACGCGCTTGCGACCGCGACGCGTGAGAGCGAGGCAACCCGAAAGCCGCACAGGTCGCCGTAGGTCGGTGTTTCAACGTCCGAATCCTCCTTGCGTTCCATGCGGGTGATATAGCGCGTGAAATCGAGGTGAGTGCGAAACCGCCAGTAGAGCGCGTAGTCGTGTTCGGGCAGATAGACGCGTCGCTTTCCTTTGTGCGTGGCATTGCCGGCCATGCCGGGGATCAACCATTGCTCGAACGTGTTCAGCGCCTTGGCGAGTGATGAGGCGTCGCGCATCAACAGAAAGTCATTGACGTCATTGATTGGCGCCGTCTTGTTCGCGCCGTCCGCCAGGTCTTGAATCCAGTCGGATTGATCGACCAGGCTAGCCGATACATTCAAGGCGGTCAGACGCTCGTAAATGGTCCAGGCGGCTTCCGGCCCTGGGCGGTGCCCTGCACGGTGATGCCCGTCGGGAAAGGGGGCGTCGTTGTCCATGCAGATCACAACTTGCTTGCCGATCAGAAACGAAAAGTCGATGTTCTCGGCGTTGCCGATGCCGCGAATCGATACAGCGGCCGTGCCGGGTATCGCACACGTGTCGATCGAGAGGGCATTAATCGAGCTTTCGACCAGGATGACGCGTTGAGCACGGGCGAGCTTGCGCGGGTCGGCCGTCCAGCCGTGGCCATCTTTCTCGCCTTGTGTTTGCGTTTTCACGTCTCCATTGAGGGCGGGGTCGATAAACCGCATGTCGACGGCGACCACGTCGGCGCCGTTCATGGGCCTAACGATAAAAACCGCCGAGGGTCCGCAAAAGCCGACTTCGCCGGGCTTCTTCGTCGAGCTGGTGTAGTCGTTATAGCCGAGGGTTTTGGCCTTAATTGCCGCGTCGATCGCGGCGTCGCTAATGCCTCGGCCGGTCAGATAGGCGCGCACCTTCTCGGCCTGGCCGAGCGAACGCTCGGCGATGTAGTCGCAACGCGATTTTTCTCGAGCCGGCGCCGAGTTGGTCGGGGTGTCGTAGGGGATGCCGAACGCGTCGTGCAGGTATTTCATCGCGTCCGACACGGTGCAGCCTTGAACGTGCATCACCAGGTCAATGCAGGAGCCGCCAGCGTTGCCGCTGTGATCTTTCCAACCCGTGCCGTACTTGGGGTGTCCCTGAAAGATCGAGAGCGAAGGGTGCTTGTCGGGATGGTGAGGCGAGTGATAGAGGGCTTTATCCCCACCCTTGCCTTGCTTCAGGCCGAGACGGTCGGCGAGTTGATGCAAGTCGATGCGGCGTTTGAGTTCGTCGATAGAGGCCATTGCTTTTCAGTTTCGCGGGCGTGAGTTGTCCCGGCCGCAGCTCGTGAAAGTGCGGCAGGGAATGCGCTTTTAAATTGGGTGGGTCTTACGCAGTGAGCGGCAGCTCGGTGATTCCATTGGCAAGCATGTGTCGACTACTTGGCACAGGCAGGCTCGAAAGCGCTGGCGTTTTCACCAGGTCAATCAGTTCGGCAACGGTAAAGACACGGAGGCGGCCGGTCGCCGGGTCGCGTATAAAAATCGAGTGGCTTGTCGTCAGTGACATGTCGACGTAGGCCTTGCATCGACGCGACTCGCGTTCGCCATAAGCTTGCAGCGTGGCGACTTCCGCCTCACGCTGAGAAACGCATTGCGTTTCGGTCAGGTGAGATACGCAACGGTCGATCAGCAGAATGCGATCGTGATTGAAGTGTTCGCCCTCGTGCTGCACGAGGTAGGAAAGGGCAGCGTAATGCAAGGTCGTATCGAGTTTAATCATTTCTTTTCTCCCGGTGACTGTGGCTCTCAGTCAATTAATTGCAATTGGCTCATTACCCGCTCTCGCACATGCGGCGACATAGGTAGGCCGACCAACGGATTCGGCTTGGCGCTTGGTGAGAGGGTTCGTACTGCTTCAAGCTGCGCGACAAACGTGTGGCCGCATTCGTAATCGAAACAAACGAAAGTGATTTCGCGCATCGTTGGCGAAAGTTCGCGCGACGTTCGAGCAATCACGCGGCTTCGGCAATGTGGACAGCTCAGTGTGATTCGCATGGCTTTTGTCTACCCGTTCAGATAAGGAATCCGCCCCCGGCCTTGATCCTTCACGGTCACACGGTTAGCGACGGCCGCGTGCTTTGTTTCGTGCAGCGTATTGTTCGAGGCCGGCGAGGTAGATAATTCGGGCCATTGATGCGGCGCTGCGTTGATCGCGCTCGGCAAGTTGTTGGAGGGTGTCGATTTCGTCGGCACTCATAGGGATCGGCACGCGTTTAGCGGTCGATCGAGTTGCGTTAGGAAGTGGCATAGTCAATTTCAGTTTGTAACAGCTTGGTTTTGAATGTTACTAAGTGTAATTATATGCCTTACTGTTAGCTAACGCACATACATTTCTGTAATTTCTAGACCGCGAAATGAACGAAAAAAAGGCACTTATTCAAGCCATCGTCGACAGAATGAAAGATGTAGTGGGGGTAAGTAAGGACGTCGAGCTTGCCGAGGCGATAGGCGCGTCACGTAGCACGCCGGCGGTATGGAAAATCCGCGATCGCGTGCCCTATGCCGAGTGCGCGGCGATCGCAGAAAAGCACGGGGTAAGTCTTGATTGGTTGATCCTTGGCCGAGGCTTGCCGGGTATCGAGGAACCGGAAAGCTTTTTGCATCTGCCGGTGGCCGCCACGCCTGATTCGGGCTATGTCGAATTCCCAGCATTCGATATGCCAAGTTTCATAGACGGGGAAACGGCGCAATGGTCGATGCGCTTGCCGAGGGAGTGGGTCGAGCGCGAAGGGTTGAGCACGGCCGATACGATTGCGATGCGCATACCAGGAAACTGCATGGCGCCGACGATCAGCGATGGCGATGTCGTGCTGGTCGATCGCCGGCCGCGTGACATTGACGGCGTGTATATCGTGCGAGTCGGTGAAAGCCTTCGAGTGAGGCGGGTGCAACGCATGTATGGGGGCGCGCTGCACTTGCTGTGCGATAACCCGGACTATGAAACCGATGTAATCGACGTCGACCAGGCCGACGCCGTCGACTTCATTGGGTATTGCTTCGCGCATCTGACGCACGCTTGCTAGAGGGCTAACGAGTTTGCGGGTTTCTTTACCGAGTGGGCGAAAAAAGGGGCGCTAGGCGCCCCACCTAAACAGTAAAGAAAACGATCGGCTTATATACACCTGCGCTATTGGCGCTCGCGTTCGATAAGCGCCCGCAAGCGGGCTTCGTCAGCGGGGGCAATAGCAACGTTTCGGCAAACGCCTTCGAGCACCGTATAACAACTGCCAAGGCACGCATTGAATTGGTCGGAGCCGGGTTCGAAGGATTCGTGCGCGGTCTTGATGCGGTGGCGTAGGGCGCGCTCAGTGTCCGCGATGCTTTCTTCGTAAGTCGGCTCTCGATCGCGGCGCCGATCAGAAATCAAGTTGCGCAGCCGTAATACCAAGCGCGCCGGCGATCTTCTCGCGAGACGAAGCGCGTAAGCGCGCACTACTTTCTTGCTGTGCATAAGCCGACTGAGAGACGCCAAGCCGTTCGGCAACTTCTGCTTGCGTTAGCCCCAGGTGTTCACGCCATGCGCGCGCCGGCGGTATGTCATTGGCGAGCGTGCGGCGCACTACTTCATGCGGGATCAAGTCATTGTCGCGCGCATGCTGCGCGACGTATTCGGAATAGGGGATCACGACAAAGGCCGGCTTTCCGTCCGGGCCGTTGATCGTTTGAATGTTAGTAGGTGCGTTCATCGCGTTTCCTCACTTCCTGTATTTCGACGATTTTGATTGAGCCATCCCAATCAAAAAGTACCCTGTAGTTACCAACTCGCAGACGGTAGCCGTAGAGATGGTTTGTCAGCGCCTTCACGTTTTGGCAGTCCGGCATCTCTGCCAGTTGTTCAACCGCGTCCACGATTGCAACACGAACGGGCCTATCGAGCTTGCGCGCCTGCTTGGTTGCTTTCGACGTCCAGTTGATTTTGTTCATGTTGGAAATTATAAGTCGTATATAAGTTTATGGAAAGATAAATATAAGTTTTTGGTGCGTGCAGCACTGAGTCAGTGACCGCGCGAGTCATTCGTTATTAAAATACTGTAGGCAAATTGAAAACTACCTAACGAAAAGACTTATGGACGAACGCAAACGAGCCCCCCTTTCTCCAAGCGAAGAGGACGCTTACATCACGGGTTGGGGATTTGCTGGACTGATTACGACAATCGGACTCTGCAAGCTAATCGGCGTAGTTGCGCTAGTTCTTGCTGGCGGCGTCGCTGTAATCGCAGCTTGGAAGCTAACGCGTTCAAAGCGACGCCTTTCTAAGCGGGTGTGGTGGTATTGCTGGTTTGCTTTGCTCTTGAGTGGACTAGGACTGGCGATCTATGAGGCTCAAACCATGAGCGTCCCTTTGCCGGTGCTCGGTAAAGATGGCATTCTGCGATAAGTGGATTGGACGTTGTGGGCGGCGCTTCGCGTTGTATAAGGCCGCCATCGTTTTATCAATGCGACGATAAATCTTCTCTCGAACGCGCATCGAAAGCGACGTGATGCCAGGCCGGAAACCGACTGTTGAGACCATATCGACTGTCTCAACATATTCCGGCTCGGTAACAAACAGCCGTAGCTTGTGCTCCCAATGTCGGTCTACCGCAGTATCGATTGCATGCACGATTTTATGCGTGTGTGCTAGCAAAGCAGCGGCGCCCGCGCGCGTCAACATGTAGCACTGCAGTCCAACTGGTTGCCGATCCATCCACATGAGCTGAGTTCCGCTAGGCAGCTTGGCATAGGGGATTCGCTCGTTTCTGTTCAGTCCCATCAGGCGCACAACATCCCAATGATCCCGGTTTGAAGCCAACTCCCAAACCGTGGCGACGAACCCGGAGCGAAGCGCGATATCGTCCTCCATGATGCACCAAGCATCGTCGCCCGAATCGACAAGCTGTTTCCACACTTCGCGATGGCTGAGATAGCAGCCAATTTCGCCTTCTGACATAGGGCGGCCATATCGCCGCATGCGCGCCGAAAAATCGCTTTCGTTAATGGCGTCAGCGGGGGAGCGCGGTTCAATGCCAGAAAAGAATTGAACATCAATCCCGTGTGCCTGGAATTGCCGTGCCATCAGTGCGCGGCGCTCTCTAGCGCGTTCAAGAGAGATACATACAAAATGAGTTCCAATCGTCATAGCGCTGCCGTTGACCAACGGCCGTTGTTATTTAGTGCGCAATGGTAAGGTATTAGAAAGTATATGAAGTATTTTGTAACATTTTTGCAACGAATTCGACAGATTGGCGTACATACAAAAAGCCAAGCTGCATAGGCTTGGCGGCGTTTATTTGCTTACCTTTCGAAAGTGCGAGCGGTGGCGATCGCTTGTCGGGTCGTCGCGCATTTCGAGTTCTAGGCCGGTCGTGAATCCGCCATCGCCCACTGAATGCTTAACGCGCTTGACGAGCCATGACTCGTCATCGATTTGAGGTTTGAAGCCCGACAGATAGACCGGCAGCTCGGGGTAAAGGTCAGGGCGGCCGAGCGCGAGCGTGTAATCGAGCGTCGCTTGACTGCGTTTCGTGCGGTTCAGCTCGGCCGTTGCCGCCGCACGTGCCTCGGCTTCGGTGGCATACGTTTCGGGCAAAACCTTGATGCTGTGATTATTTTCCCCGCCGACAACGACAGACTTGCGTTTCGCTCGGCCGGTTGCATGGTAGTGCGCTCGAACGCCCGCATAGTTCTCGCGCTCGGCAACGTGGTAACGATGCGAGTCGCCGCTCGCACGCGTCAGCTCGATCGATTCGAGCGTCTTGCCGCTCGCGGTCGTGCCGTGTCCGATCGGCATGAAAAGCAAGTTCGTGTCTTTCACGTTCATCACCGCGTCGTAACGCTTCGCCAGGCGTGTGAGAAACGACATATCGGACTCGTGCGTTTGATCGATATGCGCGATCAATACCTTTGAAAGTGCGTCCGCGATCGCCGGCTTAAGGCTGTGTTTGCCGGCGATCTTTCGAACGATCGCGCCGAGCGTTTCGCCGTGCCAGCTCCTTTCGATACGCTCGCCCATCTCCTTGGTCATCGAGGCCGATCGCGCGCGGATAGTGAGCACGTCAGGGGCGCCGGCGTGCTCCACTTCGTCGACGGTGAAACTTCCTTTATCGATCACGCCCGTGTCGGACCAGCCGAGCGAGACGCGCAGCACGGCGCCGCGCGGGGGGATTTCGAGCTTGCCGTCGCTATCGTCGAGCGTCAGGTCGAGCGTGTCGGCTTCGTCCGAGCGCGACTCAGACAAGCCCATGCTCACCAGGCGCGGGGCGATCTTTGTCGTGAGGTCGCGGCCGTCGAGCGTGATATGAAATTCGGGCGTCGGTTGTTTCATGCCTTCGTCTCGTTCGTTTTGGTTTTGGTTTGCACGAGGCCATCGTCGACGCGCATGAGCGTGATCGTGAATTCGACTCGCCTCGGTGTGCCGTCCTTTTGGTGAAGCGTTTGCCCTTCGTCGAGGCCTTCGATAATGAAGGCGCCATAAACCGAGCCGGTGCCGTCGACCAGGGCGTAAGCCTCGCCCGCGTCGCCCATCGTGCGCAGCTCGGCGATAGACGCGAGCTTGCCGACTTGATCGGGCGCGATCCAGCCGGTGAGCGTGATCGCGTCATCGCCTGGGCCGTTGAACTGGCGGGCGTTGCGAGCGCCGACGCGCGACGTGCTCGCATGCTTCCAGCTCGTGCGCCGTTGCAGCTCTTGGTAAGCGAGCGTCGACAGGCCGAATACGAATTGTCCGAGTGATGCCAGCATGTTTTTTTCTCCGCTTAGTCAGACAGACGCGAGGTAACGCGCGATTGCTTGGTGCGCTCGATCTTTTGCAGCTCGGCGCGCACCGCGTCGGCGATCGCCTTCGGATCGTTGCCACTGATTTGAAAAATGTAGGTGTCGCCGCCGGCGGCCGATGCCCCGCCGGCCGAAATTCCGGGCGCCTGGCGGGCCGCGATCGGTCCTCGGGTGTCAATGGATACACTCGGCACGCCGAGCGGCGTGTCGGCCGCCTGGGCGCCTGGCATGGCGAATGAAGTCGCGGCGAGCGTCGCCAGGCCGACCGCGGCCTTTGCGATGCGCCCTTGCTCGCTTTGCATGCCGATCGCGGCGCCCTGGGTGATGAACCCGCCCAGCTCGCCGAAAACGCGCGAAGGGCTATGGATGCCGAGCTTTTCCTTGAACCATTCGACGGTGCTCCCGGCAACGTTCGTAATCGCATCTTTCACCGCGCCGAGGCCGCTCGTGATGCCGCTAACCAGGCCGGCGACGATGTTCGCGCCAAACTCGGAAAACTTCGTCGGCATATCGATCCCAAACCATTGCAGGACCGCCGCAAAGGCCTGGTAGAACAAGCCGAGCGGGGACCAGTTGACGATTAATGCGCCGATGCCCGACAGGCCGCCGGCGAACGCTTGTTTAACCTGGTCCCACAGGCCGCCGAAAAATGCCTTGATCGGTTCCCAATAGGTATAGATCAACACGGCAGCGGCCGCGATCGCGGTAATAGCGAGGCCGATTGGATTCATCAGCATGGCGCGGCCGGCGAACATAGCGGCCGCACCAAAGGCTCGCCAGGCCATGCCGCCCAGGCCGAGCACGCGCGCAAGGATGCCGCCCTGCATGCCAAGAGTCGCCATGCTGAATTTCACCAGGGCGAGCGGGCCGAGAATGCCAGCGAGAGCGATCGTAAGCATGCCCCCGCCGACCATGAGAGCGGCGAGCGCGGTAAGCGCCACGAGCACGACTTTCGAAGCCGTGCCGTGCTCTTGCATAAAACCGGTGAGTGTCGAAAAAAGGCTCGCAGCGACGGCCAAGCCTTGGTTATAGAGCGGCGAAACCTTGTTGCCGATTTCGAGCTTAAGGTCGCGCAGTTGCGTGAGCGCGGCGATTTCCCGGCCTTGGGTCAATTGCTGCGCCTTCGCGAATCCTTCGTCGATGCCATCGGCGCCGGCGTTGAGCTTTTCGTTTTTGTGAATCTGGTCCTTCTGCATGTACATGGTCGTAAAGAGATTCGACGCGGTGCGATTTGTAAAAATCGTCGCGATCATGTCTTTAACCTTGTCCGGGTCCGTGATGCCCTTGGCGGCCAGCTTTGGCAATAGAACCTTTTCCAGCCATTCGAGCGGCGAGGCCTTCAACAGATCCCCGCCGGCGAGCGCGCCGGGTTTGATTTGCTTGACCATGCCGATTTTGTTGAATTCGACTTTCTTCTTATCGAGCAAGTCGAGGTCCATCATTTGCCGCGCTGCGCGCACGGTCGTCTTGCCCTGGTAGACATTGCTGTATGCGGACATAAGCCCGGTACCGACCGCATGCCCGCCCATTTCCTGAATGAGTGGTTCCATCTGGTTATAAAACGCGTCATTGCGCATTTGCTTTGCTGCAACGCCGCCCGTTTGAATGAACTGCATCCACTGGTCGCCGCCAACACGGCCGCCGGTGGCCGTGATGACTTTTTGAACCATGTTCGCCTCGTTCTTGAACGCCTCTTCGCTCTTGGTGCCGCCGCGCAGCTCGATCACCTTAAGCATGTTCATAAACTTTTCTTCGTTGGCGTGGCCGTCCTCGGCGCCGTATAGCGCCTCGCTCGCAAACTTCATTTTGCCAAGCGTCGGCATCACCATTTGAGCGTGATGCTCGTCGGCGAAAATCGTCATCGAGTCGCGCATGAGCGTGAGGTTATCGGTCGTGCTCACGCCATACGTTTTCATAGCCTTCGCGTATTTCACCGCGTCGGCCGTCGCGTGATCGCCCAGGCCGAGCGCCTTAATACGCATCGCTTCGACTTCGAATTTTTTCGACTCGTCGAGCGTTTCGCCGATATCGCCCAGGATATGCGAGCCGGTCGCCTTCGCGGCATAGCCGGCGACGGCCATGTTTGCGGCCGTGCCTTGCAAGCGGTTCATTTTGGCGCGAGCTGCGCCGACGCGCTTCTCGCGCTCGGCGAGCTGGTCGAGCTTTTGCATTTGCCCGGTCATCGTGCCAGTAGTCGCCGCGATGCTCGCGCGCAATTCGCGCTCGTGCTGCGCCAGGTTGCGGGTATTGATGCCGGCCGCACCAAGCCGCTCGCGCATCTCATGCAAGCCGGCGGATTGCTTTTTGTGCTCGGCCGATAGCGATGCCGCCTCACGCTTTGCGCGCTGCATATCGGCGATCATCTGTTGAGACGGTGGGCCAAACGCACGCAGCGAACCCGCCAGCTCTTTAACGCGGGTGCGTGCGGCGCCGAGCTGCGTCGTCGTCGAGTCGAGGCCGGTGCGCAGCTCGCGAAACGTGGCAACGTCCTTTTGCGCTTTCTTGAGCTGGCCGAGTTCGCCGCGCGTTTCCTTCAGCGATTTCGCAAGCCCCTTGTTACCGTTCATCAGCTCTTTGAGGGGCTTGGTTGCGTTGTCGACCATATCGAACAGCACGCGCAATTTCAGGTCATTCGCCATATCTATTCCGTTCCGTTGCGCACGCGGGCGCGTTCTCTCCACTCACTCAATTCGCCGAGCGTCAGCTCGTCCATACCGAACGGCGAACAGTGAAAGACGATCGCTATGTCGGCCATCGCCTCTTCGACGCGATCGGGTAAGCCGTGCTCTAGCTCGCCCGCTTCGGCAGCAAAAAATCGGCAAACACCACGCCCAATTGCACCAGGTCGGCCGGGTCCAGCAAGTTCACATCGAAAGCCGTCAGCGTCGGCGTTGCGATGCGCGGCAAGACTTTGCCGAGGGCGTCAACGTCCAGATTGACCAGGGCATTAAGCGACGTGCCGCGCAGCTCGCCAGAGGTGGGCTTGCGCAATGTGATCGCTTTGATGACTTGATCGCCGCGCGTAATCGGCGAGTCGAGGTCGACGGTGTTCGGGTTGGCTTCTTCGTTGGCGTGTTCGATCGCTTGTTCGTTCATTTGCTTTCTCTGCTATGGGTTCGGGTGTTGAATGCTCGCCTGGCGTTCACCAGGCGAGCGAGGCGGGTTTAAACGTGGATGCCTGGCTTAGAGGCCGATTGCGTTGCGCACGGATGCGAGCAAGTCCTCGCCGTTCACCTTTTCGACCATGTTGATAAAGTCGATTTCGATAATCGTCGTGCCGTTGATCGTCAGCTTGTAATAGCTGCACTGCGTCGAGACCTTGAACGCGGTATCATCGGCGGCCTTACCGTTGCCAAAGTCGATTTCAGTGTGTCGACCGCGCACAACGATTTCGACGGCATCGGGGCGGGCCGAGTCCTCGGCCTGGTATGCGCCCGCGAAACGGAGCTGCACGCCATCGTGTTTCATAATCCCGTACTGTTCCAGGGCCGAGCGCATAATCCCGCCGCACGTCCATTCGAGCACGATCTTTTCGTTACCGAAATCAATGCCGATCGGGCCATTCATTCCGCCGGCGCGGTAGTCCTCCATTTTTCGCGTGAGCTTCGGCGGGGTCACTTCAGTGACTTCACCGCGATAGTTCTCGCCGTTTTGAAACAGGTTGAAAGCCTTTAGCTTTTTCGGCAATGCCATGTTTTCTTACTCCTGGTTGAACCGGGTTAGGCCTGAATGCGCGATGCGAAGTCGGCGAGGTAACGGTCGGTGATGCGCTGGCGCAGCAGCAGGTTTTCGATCGGCGGAACCGGCGTGTAGTCGTAATCGATGTAGAGCTTTCCGCTCTTGAGCGAGTCGACGGTGTTCGGCTCTTCGTCGTACCAGGCCGAGCCGCCGATCAAATAGCCGTTTGCGACCAGCTCGCGAAACTTCTGGTTGATGCTTTCGATCAGGTCGCGAACGAGCGAGGGGTGCATGTCCTTGTCGACGTATTCGAGATGTGCCTCGGCCATCGTGTCAGCGAGCACTTGCGCGGTGCGTGTGTAGTTCTCAAACGCGAATAACGCATCGGATGAACAGGTACGCGAACCCCAAAAACGAAAGCCCTTGCCGGGATTCACGAGCGTCGTTACGTCTTGCTCGTTCAAATAGCCCGCATCCGTTGCCGGGTCTTGCAGGTCGAAAAACACGTCTTGCGAGATACCCGTTACGCCATTAACCGGGACGTTAGAAAGCGTCTTGTGCCAGCCCGTTTCCTCGTCGATCTTGGCGCGCAAGCCGAGGGCCGCAGCGGTCGCCGGCAGCGTCGACGTAATCGTGGTCACGGTGTCGAAAGCGGTGAAGTCCGGCCAAATAACCATGACTTCGCGTTGAGCGAAGGTCTTGCGATAAGCGGTCGCGTCCTCTTTGGTCTTGGCGCCGTTGGCCGACACGTAGGCAAAGCCGCGCAGCTTCTGCGCGATCGCCGCGAGTGCGACGGCGACTTCAGACGTATCGAGGCCAGGCACGCCCAGGATGCGCGGTTTAACGCCGAGCTTGGCTTGCGCGGCCAGCAACGCATTCATGCCGGTGTATTTGCCGTCGACGCTAACGCCGCCGATGATTGCGGCCGAGGTTGCGGCCTCGTCCTGGGCGGCAGAAACGCGCACGACGACACAAACGGGCTTCGTCTGCGCTGCGATCGCCTTGAGGGTCTTGCTCAACGTGCCGAGCTTGCCGGCCTTCGCCTGGGCCGCGATAACGTTCGTGATGAGCACGGGCGTATCGAGCGGGAATGCGAGCGGGTCGGCATCTTCGGCCGTCGCAACAAAGCCGACAACGGCAGTTGATACGGTGCGAATCGGGCGCGTGCCTTCGTTGATTTCGAGCACTCTTACGCCGTGGTGGTAATCCGTAGGCATGGGTTTTCCTAGTCCGGTGAGGTGAGGGGAAACGGGGGCGTTTGGGCGTTAGTCGACGATTTCAGCGTCGGCGAACAGGTAACGATTCGGGTTGCCAGCCATCGCCGGATTTAGGGGTTCGGCCGGCATCGGCGCGGCGAGTTGGCGCTCACAGAAAACGCGGGCGTCTTCGCCAGGCGCGGGCATGGTGTCGAGCATGACTTGCGCCATACCGATCGATTGCAAGCCGTCGCGCGCTGCGTTCGCTTCGTAGAAACTAGCGATATCGACATACGTAGTCTTTGCGTCCAGGTCGACGGAATAACGGCGAACAACGTGATATTCAGCGGGCACGCCGATCGAGGCGATGCGAATAGTTTTCTTCAAAGGCATTTCATTTGCTCCTGGTTGAATAGGGTTTTACTGCGGTAAAAGAGGCCAATCGATCGAGTCGGGAAAGCCGGCCTGGCTTGTTATGTCGCGAAGTGCCTGGCGGTAGCCGATGTATTTCTCTTTCACCGTTGCCGGCACGTCTGGGTTTTGTGTCCAGTCGGTTTGCGCGATCAGGAAGTCGCGTTTCTCGCGTGCAACCTTCGCCGCGTAGGTGTCGCAATGGCACTCGTGATAACGCGCCTTCATCAGCTCGATATCCGGTTGCGATACGTCCGTGTTCATCCATCGAAAAAGATAGGCGTCGCCGCATTGATTGCCGCCTTCGTCGAGGGGATGAGCGACGAGAAAATCGACGGCGTGCTTAAGTCCGAGTTCTTGCTCGATCGAGTGAATGAGTTGATCGTGCGAAATCATGGTTACTGGTTCCTTAGCCAAACGATGCGCATGTAAATTCGGTTGTTACCGCCGACCGTGCGCAAGCCTTCCATTACCCAAGGGCCGCCGGCGTCCATCGTCACATCGGCGCCGGTCACGACTCCGCCGAGTTCGGCAATGGAGCTGCCCCATTGCACTTGCGCGCTCACATTGGCTTTCGAGCCGGGATCAAAGTTGTGCGTGCCCCACAGCGCCGTGCCGATCGTGCCGTCGACGTAGGCGCGCAGATTGCCGTCCCAATTGATGACGATTGATTGAACAGTGTCGGAGCCGACATAGCCGGAATTCCGGTTGCTATAGCTGCGAACCGGGGCATAGCTGGAGGGCGTGAAATTGCCTTCGTGCCAAAGGCGATATCGCACGTTCCCCATCGAGCGCCCGCCTACCGCCCATTGGTTATCCGTATCGACGCCAAAGTAAGCAGCAAAGGAACCTTGGCGATGAAACTGAATGACGGCCGATGCGGATAGGTTGCCGTCAGTGCCGATCGTTAGCGGAACGTTGTCGTTATTGCCCGATGATGAGATCGCTGCAATAGACGGCGGCGAAGCCGAATTGAAATAGAGGCCGGCCGTCGATTGGTTGACGTGATTGCGCAGGTAGTCGCCGGCGGCCTGGTAGCTTCCCGCTGGTTGGTAGTTGCCGGCCGGTTGATAGGCGGCCGGGTTGAAGTTGCCCGCATGCCAAACGCGCGACGCGCTAGGGCCGGTGTATAGATCGGCGCCAGGCATAACGTAACTAGCCCCGTCGTATTGCACATAGCGAGTCGCGGCAGCGTTCAGGAAGGCGATGCCAGCATTCGTGTTTCCGCCCCATCCGCTCACACGCACGGCGCCGCTATCGACATACAGATCGCCGCTCATGCGGTCGCCGGTTTTGGCGACGCGTGAGGCCGGGTTGAAATTCCCGTCATCCCAGGGTGTATAGCCCCAGGTCGGGCGAGTGCGCAGTGACATTAGCCCCGATTCGGCCAGCGTCAGATTCACAGCGTTGCCGGCGCCGTTCAAGATTTCGATTGCGCCGCCGGCCGCCTTCGAGGCGCGCAGCACGGGCGAATATCCATCAGCGTTGAGAGCAAGCGCCGAGCTGTAGTTTTTGCCCGCTCCGCCGTATAGCGACAATGGGCCGGTCATGGTGCCGCCCGACAAATTCACCTTGGCATCGAGCGCCGATTGCAAGCCGTCGACTTCGACAATCGCGTGACGGTGGCCGACATTCGATTTCGTCGCGAGCGCGGGGGCGAGGGCCGATTGCAAACCGGCCGGCGTGACTGCGCGTTGCGTGTCGGTGCCGGCGATCGCCTCGGCATTGGTCGCCAGTTGAATAACGCCCTGGCGATCGGTGGTCGCCGGCGGGTTCGTGAAAGTCGCATCGCCGAAAGATATTTGCGCCGTGTCGATCGACTTGAACGCCATATCGGCCGCGAGCAAAAGCATTGCCGCCGGCGACTTCTCCATGATTGGCGTGGCTTGGCTGTAGGTGCCAAACAGCACGCCGTTTTCGAAGTACAGGCCGAAACCGTAAAGCGTGTATTGATCGGCCGTATCGTCTTTGAGCGTGACGTGAATCATGTCGGCCGCGACGTTATCGCCGGCAAGCGTGGCGATACGTTTGCGCTCGCCTGGCAGCACTTTGAGCGTCTTGTCGCTCGAATCAAAGGCGACCGTGCTTACGCCGATTTGCGTGACTTTGTGCGCAGCCGTGCCCGTGTTACCGGCCGAGATAAGCGCAGCTCTACCGGCATCGGTGACAGTAAAAATATTTCCGGCCATGTTTATTGATCCGTGAAAGTGAGACGGCGATACAAGGCCGGCCGCACGGCGCCGATTACGCCGAGCGCGCCTTGCATGCCGAAACCCTGGGTGAATGAGTAGTGCGCTCGCACGGGCTTGGTGCGCTCGATTTCCGCGATGATGTCGGCGATGTATTCGGCGGTCGGGGCTTCGCCGGCGCGTGATCCGACCGTCAACACAACGTCAAACGTTCCGGGCTTGCCCTTCGGTGTCATCTGGAACCATTCGCGCAACGCGATGTTTCCGCCGAACGCGGCGACGACTTCGCGCACGGCCGCAGCGGTGCCGTTTTTGCGGGCGATCGAGATAGCGGCCTTCACGCGGGCGCGCTTCACTTGCTCGGGCCAATAGTCTTTCCACGCATCGATTCCCAGGTGCCAGGCGAGCCAAGGCAGCAACGCGAGCGGGATTGTGTCGGGGTTCATTAGCTGCGCGATCGGCGTCGGGATATCCGATATGCGAGCGTTGACCGTGGCGAGGTTGCGCTCGGTGGTGGTCGAGTTAGGGGCGAGTAGCTTGCTCATTCCGTGCCCCCGTCATAAACGCCGCCGTCGATCAGCTCGATTAGCTCGCAATAAGCCGCTTGTGCTTTTGATACAGCGATGCCGCCGATCGGCGAAATGAGTTTCACCTTTTGAACGCCTGGCGCACGCATCGCCGAGAACAAACCATCCTCGGTTATCTCCATGCCCATACGGTGCATTTCTTCCGTATATGCAGCCGTGCGTTTCTGCGCTTCCTTGAGCACGACAGAGCGATCGGGGCCGGCGAAGAAAATGAGCGTTGCTCGCGCCTGGTAGCGAAGGATTTGCGCACCGCGTACCGTTACTTCGTCAGTCAATGGGCGCACGTTGTCGGCTTGCAGGGCGGCCGTTACCTTGTCGACCAGCTCTTGCGATGCGGTGCCGTCGCCTTCACGCGAGAGGATCGTTACGACGACTTCGCACGGTGCGGGACTCGTGGCCGAGGCATCGAGCACGCGGCCATCAGTGTTCAACGCATGCGAGATATACGCGCCCTCGGGGCCGGCCACGGAATAGCCTTGCGGGGCGAGCTGCGTGCGCTTTCGCAAGTCGGTGTCCTCTTCATAGACGCCCTCAATGTCGTTTGCCGGGTCAGGTTCGACGATGGTGAGGCGCTTGATACCGAACAGGGCCGCTACCTGGTCTAGATCCTCTTTGACCGCGTAGGCGAGCATTACGGCGCGCGCGGCATCGTTGACGCGTTGACGCAAGACGACTTCGCGATACGTGCTTTCCTGCAATTGAATGTTCATCGGCTCCGACTCGAGTTCGAGCGCGGCCGCAACGTCGGCTTGATCGTCGGCCGGATAGAGCGAGACGAGTCTCGCCTTGCGCTCGGCGAACGACGTCTCGTAATCGATGACTTCGACAACGGCCGGAACAGGTAGGCGCGAGAGGTCGATCGGGGTCGCGCTCATGCCGCACCGCCGTTCGTGAGCTGCACGCGGGTCGATACCTGGTCGCCCGATTCGGTTGTCGTGCCTTCAATGTCGAGCACTTGCACGCCCGCGCCCGTCTCGCTCACGTCCGTCGAGAGCTGCACGCGGGAAAGCCGCAAGCGAGGTTCCCATTGCATCAGCGCAGTCGCAACAGCGGCATACAGGCGCACGCGGGTCGCGAGGTTGTTCGGGGCGTCAACCAGGTCGGGCAGCTCGGAACCAAAATTGCGGCGAGCGATGCGCGTGCCGAGCGGGGTCGTCAGAATCTTTTCGATTGACTGATACAGGTGTGAGAGGCCGAACGTCGCGCGTCCGGTCTTAGCGTTCATTCCTTTCATATCGGTTCGCTCACGTTGTTACCGTCGCCCTGTTCCTTGTGCGTGTGATGCGCACCGCTCTTGCCGCCGGCGATCACGTCATCGCTTACGGCAACGGTGCCGGAAATGACCATTGCGGGG